GATACCGACTCACCAGGAGCCAAGTACTTGAACACACCAGGCTGGAACTCACTGACCCGCTCGCCCTCGTAAACCTCATCGCCGATCAGCTCACCTTCAGGGCTACTGATAAAGCCCATCAGCGCGCTGCTAGCGCGTGCCCGTACAACCTCCGCCTCCTCATATCCCTGCAGCATGTGCAGGCGCATCAGCGCCGATGCGAACCATGTCACGCCGCGTGTCTGGCCAGGGCGCTCAGGCAGGAAGAGATGGATGACCTCATCGGCAGGAACGCGCACACGCCGGCCGTTGGTGCGTGCATTTCCTGCGTAGGTATCGCCCGGATGGTTGGCATAGAAGTGATATGCCTGCGGCCGCAGGTAGCTATCCACCTCAATGCCCATCCGAACGGTGTTGCCATCCGCCGCTTGTGGCACCTCATCATCGATCAGGTAATCAGCCTCCAACACCTGCAACGCAAACGGGATGCGGCTGTCACCGAATGGTCGGCGGATCATCCTGATGAACACCTCACCGCTCTCGGCCAGTGATCGGATCAGCAGACGCTCGATGTCGTGGAAGCCAAGGATGCCGCTCACATCACAGCGGCTCTTGTGCATCCACTTCTCCCACTGCTCGTGGATCTGCCCATTGATCGCCTCATCCAAGCGGCCACCACGCAGCATTCGCACCTGCCCTTGATGGCGGATGCCATGGCCGATCACGTTGTTCTGGATCGCCCGAACCGCCTGCCGCGCATAGTCGTTGTCACGGCACAGCTGACGCGCACGATTGCGCAGCGCCTTGAAGCTGCTCTTAATTTCGCTGTCGGCGCTAGTGCCACTGGTCACCCAGTCGGCCGTCAACCTGCTGACACGCGCGCCTTGATATGCCCTGGCTCGTGGCCGTGTCGGCTCGAAGCCCATTGCCTTGAACAGCCGCGTGCGCAGTCCCATCAGAATCTCACGAACAGGTTGTGAGGATTGCCGAGGCCATTGGCGATCAGGTCTGCCATCTGCTCGCGCTTCACCTCAGCTTTCAGCTTAGATTCACGTTCCATCAGCTCACCCAGATCCAGCTTCGTAAAGCTGCGGCTGCCGATGCTGTACTGCTTAGCCTGCCCGCTGATGATCGAACGGATTGCAGCTTGCACTGCATCCAGATCCTGCTGCGCTTGGCTGCGCCCATCAAACGCACCGGGCGTGCCGGCGTAGCTCAGTGCCGCCAGCACCTCAAGCTGCCCAGCGCCCAGCGTTACCTTCTCGCTGCCGCTAGTAGCGATCGCCTGCCAGTACCACTGCCCAGCGTCAAAACCTGCACTGGTAGCAGCTGACAGCGTGAACTCCCAACCCTGCCCATAGGCAGTGCCCACCACCGTCGCGCCTTCGCTTGCAGTATTGGTGCGCAGGTAGTAGCTCAGCGTCCACGTACCGCTGCTGATCTCATTACCCAGATTGTCAACACCAGGATCATCCCGCCACTTAACCGTGTCGCCGGCTCTGATCTGGGCTGGGATCTTCACGGCTGCCTACCAGTTGCTGACAAACGTTGAAGGGGCGGCAGGCGCCGCTTTCTTCCTTGATCTTAGCGGTGCTTTCTTCCCATCCTCTAATCGATCTGCCAGCTGCTCCCACATCGTGACTTGATTCATCCTCCGCCCAAACAACAACATCGCCGCGTAGCCATACACCAAGCAATCAAGCGCTTCGTTGCGATCGCCTGCTTTCTTCACCCATTCCCTAATCGGGAACCCACGGTGATATCGCAACGCCTGCCGCTCTGATGTCACCTGCCTGAAGTATTCATCATCAGCAGCAAGCCCGAAGTTCAAGCCACCCACCTGTTGGTTGTGGCGCAGCCTGCCAAACAGCGTGGTCTTGATCGTGTCCGTGCCCAGCTGGTACAACGTCACGCCGCGTTTGATCACTCGGCCGCGCCAGTTCACATCCACCTTGCTGCCCTTGCCGATCGCCGCACTGTTGCGCCTGCTGCTGCCCTTGATCGCAACCACACCCTGCCCCACGCGGTCGCGCACGTACCGGTAAACCTCATGCGTGCAGTGGCCGCCAGAGTCCACCGCCATCTGAGCAACCTTCAATGTCTTGCCGCTCTCCGTGTCCCACTCAGTCGCCAGCACCTGATCCAGCTGTGCCCATACCTCCGTCTGAGTCGGGTCACCCATCAGCTCTTGATGCCACACCAACCAGCCCGTTTCACCAGCACCCCAGCCCCACACGCTCACAGCCAGTCGATTGTCCTGCACGTCGACGCCAGCAGTCAGCAGCACCACCCCATCAGGGCACAGCCCGCTGCGGTAGCCCATTCGCCGCTCCATCAGGCCATCGGCGCTGATCTTCGCTGCATAGTCCTCCTCCCACGTCTCCGCAAGCCGCGTATTGACGAAAGCCTTCAACGCCGGCGCATCACCCTTGGCTCTTAGGAAATCCTCCACCAACTGCTCCCAGCTGCACCACCCCAGCGGGCTGTACAACCCACTCAGCTGGAAGCCAGCAGTTCTCCCATTGCCGGCCGGTGCCGTTGCACGCCACTCACCGGCGCGCAGCATGGCCGGCTTGTGCAGCTCCTCAAATCGCTCGCTGCAGTGCTCACACTGATACCGCGCAGTCTCCGGCCTGCCGTCTTCCCACTTCAGCTGGCCCCACTTCAACCACTCCATCGCGCCGCAACTGGGGCACGGCACATAGAACCGCCGCTGATCGCTCCGCAAATACTCAGCCTCGATCCGGCTGAAATCCTTCACGGTCGGCGTGCTGGTCAGCAAGATCTTGCGCCGCGCAAATGTGGTCGTCCGTCGCTCCGCCAGCGCTACCGGGTCACCTTCACCATCCACATCGCTCGGGAAGCCGTCCACCTCATCACAGAACAAATACCTACAAGGCGCTGATCGCAAGCCCGTCGCACTGTTCGCCCCGGTCAGCAGCATGATGCCGCCGCTGAACTCCTTGCTAAACATCGTGTTGCCAGAGTCCCGCGCCCTCGCCGGTGCGATCTTCTCCGCCAGGCATGGCGTCTCCGTGATCATGCTCTCCAGCCGCTGCTTGCTCAGCCGCTTCGCCATCTCCACCGTTGGCTGCACGCACAGCATTGGCCCCGGTGCATGGTCGATCACGTAGCCCAGCCAATTGCTGCCGGCCTCCGTCTTACCCGTCTGCGCCGCAAACATCATCACCACCCGCTGCACAGCGCTCTCGCTGCTCAGGCAGTCCATTGGCTCCCGCAGGTATGGCGTTCGATCCGTGCGCCATGGCCCCGGCTCTGCGCTCGCCTTGCTGCTCAGCCGCCGATAGCGATCAGCCCACTCACTGACCGTCAGCGGCTGCTCAGGGCGCAGGCCATCCATGAAGCCATCGCGCCATGCGTTAGCCATCACACAGCTCCACCAACGCTGCACGGTGCTCCTGCGTCAGCACCTGATGGATCACGGTCGGATCCGTCTCACCCGCCAGCTGATGACTCAAGCGATCCGCCAAATTCGCCAATGCCTCACGCACGCCGCGGCCAACCTTAAACGCCTCTTTCTTCACCTCATCAGCAGGCACCAGGTCGCCGCGCTGCTGCGTCACCTGGAGCTTTGCTAGCTCCGCCTGATAGTGCTCACGCCTCGCCCTGCTCTCGTTCAGGTCAGGGATCGCATCATCCGGCAACCCATTCACCCGACGCCTCAGTTCATCCGCATCACCCGGTGGGGGCTCGATCGGGTCCGGTCGGCTGACCTTGCTCTGTGCATTGGCGACCGTGTTCTTGTTCCATAGCTCCAAAGCCAAATCACGATCCAGCCAACGCTTGCCGTCCTGCACCACCACAGCAGCAGCGATCCTGCTCTTGGTTGCATGAGTCACAGCGCCTTTGCTGCACCCTCTGATCGCTGCAAACTCAGCGAACGTGACCAGCACAAAGTTGAATCGATCTAGCGTTAAGTTAACTCTCACTAAACAGCTCTAAACTGTCTTAAGGGAGTCTCATTTGAGACTCACGTGAGACTCCTTGCGGCGCAAGGGTTTACGGGCATCGGGCGCTGACGCTAGCGGAAACGGGTGCGAACGAACGACC